TGTCCAAATAAGTATTTTTAATTTTTGACTTTTGTCTAATACTAATAATATGTTTTGGTATATCATTTTTTACTGCTAACTCTTTTAATGCTTCTGCATCAGTTGTATCCGCTCCAGTACCTGTTTTTCTTCCTGTCGGTTGTAGTCCAGCATAATCAAATAATAATTTTCGTAATTGTACTGTGCTATTAGGGTTAAATTCCTTTTGCTCAATCCTTTCAAAAGTTTCAACAGCATCAAACTTATATAATTCTGCTACTGCATTATCAATATCTTCTTGCATTAACACAGCGGCCTTTGCTAGTCTATCCCTATCAAAAGGAACTCCAGCATCTTGTACATCAGTTAAAAATCTACAAGCAGGTTTTAATATATCTGTATATACTCTCCAAAGCTTTGGGTTACCCTTAACTTGTGGGTATAACTTTTCAAAAATCAATAGTGTTACTACTGCGTCCATTGCAGCATAGTCCTTCATTACTTCGTAAGGAACTATATCCCATGTAAATTGGTCTTTCAGTATTCTATTAGCTTTTCTATATCCATCTATCCAATCATTTAGAGGTTTTTCATAGTCTCCATAAGGAGTATATTGCATTGCAAGTTGTTTTAATCCATGTGTTCCTGGTACTTCATTTATACAGTAATGTAATAACATAGTGTCCTCAAAGTGGGGGAATTTAAAATTGAAATGATACTCAAAAAATGCTAAGTCAAATTTAGCATTATGAAATACTACTGCTTTTGTATTAAAAAGTTCTTGCATCATTCTTTCTGCTTTTTCATCTATTATATCTGTAAGTACATAAGCTCCTTTATTCTTTTCATAGGACATACTGAAACCAATCATATAACCATCTCTAGGGTATAATCCTGTAGTCTCTGAATCAAGTCCTATAAATTGATTATCATGGTTTAAAGCCTTCTCTAAGAATTTATACAGCTCTTCAGCAGTATCAATTCCTTTTGCATTTTCTTCGGTTACTTTTTCTACTTTTAGTTCTCCACTAATAAATTTTATTATATTATTCTTACTTTCTTCCCACATAGGCTTAGCTTCGGGTTTAAAAGCCAGCATAGATGGGTTAATTGCGGGTAAAAATTTATCTTCTACACATCTACCACTATATTCTGTGATTTTTGTTAATTTTGTATAGGATTTTAGTGCTTCAGACCCAATAAGTATTACCCATTCATATGCATCAATATCTATATCTATATCTACGTCTGCTTTCAATACTTTCTTTTTACTAGAGTCTGAGCATAATGCATATCTATCAAATTCAAATGCATTCTCAAATGTTTGTTCGTAGTTTGTTCTACTTGGTTTTGCTTCTATTATTGCTACGTTAGCCATATAATCTTCCTTTTAATTCTGTTGTTTGTTGTTTGTTTAAATCGCCTGGGTCTGTATTATTTGGTAGTGATTCAATTCTAGGAGAAAGTTCCGCTTTTTCAGCTAGAAGCTTTACATGCTCAGCTGCTTTCTTTCCTGCGTCATCTCCATCAAATAATATATCTACTCCTACTATATTTTGTAATTTAAGAATAGAGAGTTTATCTACGTCTACGTTGTTTGTACCAAAACAACATATCGCATTGGATAAACCCTTGTCGAAAAGATTTATCATATCAAAAATCCCTTCGACAAGAATTATCCTACCTTTTATAGGTTCTACCACTGGTGGATATAAAGGTAAAGTTGCTTTACTAGGGGCAATCATATATCTGGGCGTTGCTGTATATGTCATATGTCTACCTATAAATGCTACTATCTTTCCCATTATATTTGTTACAGGGAATACTACTCTACCATTAAACTGCGGGTGAGGGTGAGTAAATGCCTCAAAGTTTTTATAAGTTTCTGGATTTATACCTCTCCAATTACCCACATAATTAGAATACCCTTTTGGCATCTTATATCCCGAACTTCCAGCTCGTTTCTCTTGTATTTTTTCTCTTAAGCTCTGTCTTTTTATTTCAAGAAAGTTGGGAAGTGCTCCAAAGTGTTTAAAGACACTTCCCTTAAAACCACATGAAAAGCAATGAAAAATCCCTGTAGTATTGTCAATTCTCATACTAGGGTTTGTATCTTCATGGTCAGGATTCAAACATTTAGTTAAAAAATCCCTGCCCGAAACTTTATAATCGATTGCTTTTTCTAATAGTAATTCTTCTACTTTCATATTATGTTAGGATTGTCGCCATTATTATTATTATTACTGCTATTATCCATGCTGTCTTCAGTTCCATCATGTTCCCATTTAAGTTCTTCGCCTAAATCTTCGTATTCAGTCATCTTTCGTCCTTGCCCGTCAACTTCATGTTCATAGTATAGGCTTTTAAATACTAGTTCTTGAAGTTGGAACCAGATAGCTATTGCTTTATTTCTAAATTCTTTGTCTGACCATAAGTAAAATACATTATGGTAATCAGCTAAGAATCTATGAACTATTATGTTTAAATTAAAATCTGGATCGATTTCTTCTTTAATATGTACTACTGCTCGAAGTCTTTGACTACCTGCTAAAGGATACCAGCTTTCCATAGTTAGTATTGGGTTTTTCATACCTTCTTTTAGTAGACTTTCTACTAAAGGTTCATTAAGAGGCACCCCATGTATATTCCTATCCACAGTTTCTTGCTTTAGAATAAAGTTAGTCGTTACCTTTCTTACTTCAAAAGGGGGTACCGCTACTAAATTAGCAGCTGTTCTACCTACTCTATCACTTACCATTGTCTGCTCTCCATCTTAAAAACCTATCAATTAAGTTCGTAGGCTCTTCCGCGTATACTGTCCAGTTTCTACCGCCTTCCCAATTTTCATGATAGTTAACATCTCCATTATTAAATTTAGTTTCAATAATTCCGCTACTAGCGTGCATATACTTAACCTCTCGACCCCATGCTTCGGCATCTTGCTTAAGTTTATATTTTTCTACTACGTCTGTGTATTCAGTCATAAATATCTTCTCCAGTTTTTGTACTTCCTTTTTCTATCTCTGTTTTAATTTTCTTTTGAACTTCGGGTAGAGCTGCAGATTGAGGCCCTATCTTAAGAGTTTCCCAATCCATTGTACTAGTAAAATCTGTCATACTACCACTTCTCATTTTTGTACATTTAAAAGTGATACACGCATTTTCATTAGGGTCATGCGTATCTAGTACAAAAGCTGCGTCACACGCATCTAAAATACCTTTTGACATTCTTACTTCTCCACCTTCCGTTGTTTGATAAGCTGAAACAATTGGAGTTTCATACTCCTGAGCTAAGGCTTTCAGAGACTTACTTAACTCGATTTGCTCCATCCAATCATATTGTCCTGAGCGGCTAGGGGCATTATGTCTTTTGACTTGGTTTAGATAATCTACTATTATAACTCCAACATCTTGCGAACTTAACTTACTCTCAAGTTCTGCTTTAATAGTTGCTAAAGTTAATTGACTATCATAAACTACATCAATTTGACGGTCTAATAGTTTTTTCTTTGATAGTTCTTTATGGAAATCATCAAAGTTTTTACTCTCGTAAAATTCAGGTAGAATATCTACTCCATCTTCAAATCTATTTGCCCACCATTGTGCTACTCTATTCCATTCAGCGGGGGTTAACTGTCTATTTATTATCTTGCCCAAAGGCACATTAGCGCCTAAAGAACAAGCTCTTTGTAAAATCTGCCTTCCGTCCATCTCTATAGAGAAGTATAAGGCACTTCGTCCCTGTTCATACATATTATTTGCTATATTTACACAGGTAAGAGTTTTTCCTCCGCCTCTAAAGGCTCCTATAAGTATTAAATCTTTGGGAGTAAATCTCAACTGCTGGTCGTAGTCTTGGTTTAATCCTAGTGGTAAATACTTTGAGAGTTCTTGTTCTGACGCAAACAAATTGATTGTTTGCATATTTTCTTCGGGGGGCTTTAAATCTACTCGTTCTCCAATACCTAATACTATCTGTTGTAGAGCTTCAACATTTTCTTCTGCTCTCGATATAGCTATAGTACTTTCTATAAACTTATCTAATTCATCTAGTATTTCTGATTGAGCATATTCATTCTTTAGATATTCAAGCAAAATCCAAGCATCAACATCTATGTCAATAGCTTCTATTGCAAATATCTTTTCTTGTAGTTTGGGGTCTCGTATTGACAGTTTTAAATCCTCAAAAGTAGGTAAACTGTTAAAATTCTTTACATGACTTCCGATAAATTTATATACTCCTTGATAATCACTAGACAAATAATTCTCCCTTAGGGTAACCCAAGTGTCAAAATCTTGTTGCGTAATTATTTGCTTCAGTAAAGCTGAAGGTAGATTCATGTTTGCCCGTTCCTCGAAGTTAAAAAAGGGCAGACGACTCTAAAGCCACCCGCCCTCAAAATTAATGAAATTTAGCTAGAAGCTTTTTCTTTTCTAGCAGCGCCGTCGTAATCTGCGCAAGTTAGACCACGTCTTGTCAACATAGTTTTTACGCCTCTTACAGTTTTGCCGATTTCATCAGCAATATCTTCAACATTCATGTCGGCGATATCACCGTTTAATTCAGACAAAGGGTCGACTTTACTAGAGCCTTTAGTAACCTTTTGTCTAGGTATAGCGTTTATTTCGCCAGACCTTAATAAGCTGAGAGCTTTTCCTCTGATAGAATTAACAGATTTGCCAAGTGCGTCTGCGATTTCTTCAACAAATGCACTGTCGTTAACCATTTCCACAAATGTGGCTTCTTCTTCGGGAGAGTAAGTTCTAACTGATTCTGGTTTCTCAGCAGGTTTTACGTGGGAAGTAAGTTCCATAGATAGGATTTTCCCTTGTATTGATTTTGCAGAAAAATGCCCGCCCTCGAAAGAGTTAGCAATGTCTGCGTAAGTGTACTGACCACTGTTGTCAGTAACGAATTGTGATAAAGTAGCTTCTTGATCGTCAGAAAAAGTTCTGTTAGATACTGAAGAGGCTAATTCTACATCAAATCCCATTTTTCTCAATTTGCTAGAGACACTTCTTGTAGAAGTTTCTAAATGCTCAGCTGCAGCGGCAACTGTTGCTTGAGAGATTGGGCTTTCTGAACCCACGAAGTCTGTAAGACTTTGAGTTCTGTCATCTGTCCATTTAGGTAATGCCATGTTTTTTCTCCGTAATTTTTATAAAATTGTTTTTAGGTTTGTTATTATTTGAACACCCCGTTCTCGGGCTGCTTGTGTTTTTGCGGATTCAATTCCGCTTTCGTTTACTAAGATAGTTACATCTTTTGTCAAACTATTTTTTACAAGGTAGCCCATTTTTTCCAATACGTTATTTGCGGCTGCCTTTGTTGGATAGCTTTTCAACTTACCTGTTATGCATACTGTTCCTTTTGTCTCAGTTACAGTTCGTTTTTGAACTGTCGTTTTCCAACTAAAAGGTAATCTATCATAACCATCTGTAAATTCGTCATAGTACCAATCTAGTAAATATTCTGTTGCTTTCGGGCCTAGTCCTGCTTCACTACATACTTTCTCGTTCAACTCTAAAAGCGAGTCTATCTTTTCACATACTTTTTGAGAAGCCGTAGTCCCAATCAACTTAATTGAGAAGGCTGGTAATAGGTCTACTAAATCAACTTTCTTACTAGCTTGAATCTCTCTGTGCAGTTTAACTGCCAGTTTCTCGGATTGTAATAAATCTATCATTAAATCAAGATTCATTTCGTAGAGGTCATAAAGATTACCTATCCTTAATTTCTCTATTGTTCTAGGGCCGAGCCCCTTTATTTTCAAAGTCTTTGCAAAATGTTCCATTCTTTTACTTGTTTTACCACTACAATTAGCATTAAAACAAAAGATTTGGTCTTTTTCCCACTCTAAAACTGATTCACATATAGGACAGTTTGTTGGCGGTGTTATTATTTGCAATTCTTTTTCCATTTATATATATTATATCAAATTTGAGGTGCCATGTCAAGAATTATTTTTGGGGAAGTCCGAGAGAATCAACGAATTAATTTTGAAACACTCTGTATGACCTCCAAACTTGATTTTTGGTTCATATTTGTCATCTTTATAAATTTCATGTAAATACTGTTCTTGTATCCACACATGATAAAGAGTATCAGTCCAAGTTCTTTGAATACGGATATCGTATCCTTTAAACCCTCTACTACGCTTTACAATGTGTCTCCAGTCCTTCCCTGAAGCAATTCCTACTTTAATACATTCTCGTTCAAATGTTTTTCTATTTACTAGGATAATTCCGTATAGAACACCCTCTCTTTCTTTTTCCTCTGGGTGATTTTCAAAGTATGTAGGATTATACTTTCCTATACTAGCCATTATAGGTCGATTTCATCTTGCCACTCACATATTCTATTCTCAAGCCATTCTCGTGGTTCTATATCTCCTAGTTTTTTGAAAATTTCTTCATTATCTTCCCAATCGTCTGGTAGTTCTTCTAAGTCTAATTCTTCTAAAAGGAGTCCATCTATATCACTATCTTCGAGTTCTTCACAATCTCCCTCTCCATTAGCTACTCCTACAAAACACCACCCCTCATCATCATATGTCATTCTTATAGAAACCTCTCCATAACCTTCTAGGTAATTTTGTAGGTTTTCTATTAATTGAATGGGGGGTGACCAAGCAGAATACCCTGAAAAGAAAAGGTTATCGTGGTCTACATCTTCTATATGACACCACTTAGCTCCTACATTATTCACATAATAATCCCATGAGTTCTCTAAATAATCATCGCTATCATACTTGCCTTTAGGCATAAATGCAAGTCTATCAATATCTATTAGCTCTTTTACAGTATAAGTGTCCTCTGAGGCATAGAAAGGTCTAGTTATTTCCTCCATAACCATTACTTCTTCAAAAGCTTTCTCTACTTTTGGGTCGTTTGTTTTTACATTTACATTAAAATATACATGATTTGCCATTAATCCACTCTCCTTACTATTCTTGGTATTATTTCTCCGCTTCGTATAACTTCTACTAAGCAGCCTATTTCTAAATCTAACCCCTCTATATGTGCCATGTTATGTAAAGTTGCTCTACTAACTACAGCGCCATCAATCTCTGTAGGCTCTAAAATACCTACAGGAGCAACAACTCCAGACTTACCAACTTGCCATTTAACATCAACTAATGTTGTGATAACTCCTTCTTGCCTTTCTTTCAGAGCATATGCTCCTCTAGGGTGGCGAGAAGTATGACCAAATTTCTCAAAGTCCTTATAGCTGTCAATTCTAAAAACCACCCCGTCGTGAGGGTATTTTGTCCAGTCACTGTCGAGCACGGTATCAAAACCTAACGTATCACGTAATTCAGCCATAGCGTTTGCATAGCTGTCGTTTACATAGGGTTCAGAGTTATGTGCTATAAAGATGAGTTCTCGACTAACAAATTCCGTTGTGCTTTTTAGATTCAAGGCTCCTGCGGCATAATTTCTTGCGTTCTTAATAGTTTTTGGGGCGACTACTTCTCCTGTTATTTGCAATAACGATGGCACAGGGGAAGTAAGTCTATTTGGAACTAGCGTTTTCATATGATTACTAATGTCTAGTCCCTTTTTGCCATCTCCTCTTGTCAATGCTCTGCGAAATTCCCCATTTACATAGGTTATAGCGACAGCAGCACCATCTAGCTTAGGAGTAACTGTTACTCCCGATGCGTAAGATTTAAGGGGGTTGCTATTGAGGTCAGTGGAAAACACTTTTTGTAAAGAATACATAGGATAGGCATGAGGAATTCTACCATCAGTAGTTCCGACCTCTTCAAAGTTATGTAACTCTGCAAGACTATCAAATTCTTCGTCAGACATGATAGGCTTACCATTGTAGTAAGCCATTGCTGCCCTTCTTAAAAGTGCTTTTATATTTTCCATTAATATATTATAACAAAAAATAAGTGCGAAGTCAAGAACTAAATTTAGGTAAGGTAAATTTCATCTAAAATATCTTTGAACTGAGACTCTAAGATACCCTTTGCTTCTGCTAGAGATAAAATCTCTACTAACCCCTCGAATAATGCTCGAGAGTTTTGGAAATCAAGGGACATGGCTACGCCGTCCTTACTAGGCTTAAAGTCTCCTTCAAAGTCTAAATAGTATTTTCTAAGGTGTAAATATTCTACACCCCGAAATTCGTTAATTGTTAGTTTAACTTGTTCTGTACCATCTGCATTTTCAGATATTAACTTTTCATACACCTCTGGTGCTTCGTATATTTTCATTTCTTTCTCCCTCTTAGCATTGCGCTTAGTGGGACTATGCTGGTCACATTTTCAGGTTTTAATAACCTATATGAATCTGTGTCCCAGCAAAATAGTAAAACAGTATCGTCTGCTTCTTTAGCTCTATTCTTTTTGTCCTGAATATACTTATTATTAAAGTCTAGGGTACATACATTATACTTTATCTTTTTAGAATTTGTGCTTCTGTATGTTATTACTGCGTCTCCACAGTTGTTTACTTGAGTTTTGAACTCTTCTTTTTTCACTAATATACTCCATTACTATTAAGAAAACTCTTTCTTCGTAGTAACGGCAGTATAATTAATTGTTTATTGCGTTAATAACACCTGCAAAATAAACAGCAGCTTTACCAGTCAATTTATCAATGATGTCCTCATCAATATCTTGTCCAGCGTCGCTCAGAGCATCCTTTAAAGTTTGCTGTGAGTCTGCTTTGCTTACTCTAGAACCGCCACCACCTGTTGATGATTTAGCGGAACCTGTTGCAGGAGCTTTCTTGACATATACACCAGCTTTAGTTAAAATCATTCTAACTCCATTAGGGCTTTCTCCTAATTGGTCAGCTATATCTTTAACAATCTCCATACTTGTTTCTGGAGTTGGTTCTGCTTCTGTGTATAGTTCAACGGCTTCTGCTTTGCTTTCGTCAGTCCATGCCATCTTTCTTCTCCTTCTTTGTTGTTGTTGAAAATAAAATCTATCACTCATATTTATATTATACTAAATTTTGAGTGCGAGGTCAAGAACTATTTTTCGGGGGTGAGTTCCGCCTCTATTTCAGTAATAAATTGATTACATTGGTCAATCGTATTTTGAGTTACGGGTTGCCCCAAGTTCATTTTTAAATAGGTTCTTAATCCATTTAGTTTTGTCTTTACTTCTTTTGGTGAATGAATCATCAATCTACCAAATCTTCTACATACTCTAGCTTTTCTTGAGCATGCGCTGCTTTTTCTATTTCAGAATCTATTGCAGCTATTATGTCTGGGTGTTCTCCAATACCTACGGGCTCTCGCATATATACTTCTATATTAGCATTGGCTCTAGCTATTTCACCTTTATAGCCCAGTATAAGGGCTTGCTTTATTTGTTGTCTCATTTTTCTTCCTTTGTTATTGCTTTTACATAAGATAAACAAAAACTCTTTCTAGCTCTATTACTTACTGCTACCTGTGGTATAAATGGCACCAATAGTGTCATGCAAAACGAATAAATAATAAACCCTAAAATTCTATGTTTTATCATTAGATTTTCAGGTTGTTTTATTTCTATCATAAACATACTAATAGACCATGTACGATATACCATCATAATCCAAGTAGTAATAAATGCAGAAGCTATGACTATCCATAGTCCCATATGTTTTTCCTTTATCCGAGTTTAATGCCGTATTCTTCTAAATGCTTTAAACTTCCTAAATCATAGGCTAATTGATGTGCATTGAAACCACCTGTTATGAATCCAAATTGGTCATTCCATTCAGCTTCTCCTTCAATTACCCAAATACTGTATAAACTACAGCCATATTTTTCTTCATAGTTTGTATACCTAATGCCTGGATTGCTATCCTGATATTCTTTAGTATATTTCTTTTTAATTATAGCTGGAGCATGATAATTCGCTGCCCATACTTTTTGCCCTTCTTCAAAGATATCACTTACACACTCCTCTGGTAAGTAGGCTGGGCCTTTTCTTTTTGTTTTGGGCAATTTTTCTGGAACTCCTACCTTGTCTAATATATTTTTAACAAATGTAGTGCTTCTAAATAATCTTTTTGCTATATCTGATATGGTTTCACCATTCAGATAAGATTCAATAGCCTCTTTAATTTCTAAAGTTGTGGCTTTTTTACCTCTATTATGAGATTTTCTTGTTTCTCGGTAAGATACTGTGTCATTGTGTTCGTTTAATATTCTACTTAATCTCGTAGTATTATAACTTATGTTTAGCATCTCACAGGCTTCCTTCTTAGTTATCGGATTATCTTGATTAAGTAATGCTGATACCCTAGTTAGGTTTGCCTCGTCTAATTTTTCTCCTGCCTTTTTTCTAATTCCTCTTGTTGCCATATTAATGTATTAGTGTTGTTAATATAAACCAAAATACCGTACATAAAGCGATTGATGATAAAAATACTAAAACCATTGAATCTGTACTATTCATTAATCACTATCCTTCTGTAGTTCATCTAAATATTCTCTGTATTCTCTTTCTTCTTCCTCCGCTATCTTTCCTAGCAGTATGATGGCATAGTGAATAATTTTAAATAAATCTTTTATATTTCTGCCGTCTTTTTTACCATATCTTTGAGCATACTTCATTATATTTCCTATGCAAAAACTTTCTCCATGTTCTGCATCAAAAATAACTTCAGTTGACTGTATTTTACCAGAACTATAATGCTTACTATAAGTTGAATCTATATAAGTTTTTAACTTAGTTATTATTCTATCTTCACCGAATTTATACTCTGGTTTCGCCATTATCACTCCATTTATACCACTCTGGTTTCATATCTATTTTTTCTTGTAGCCTCTGTCTAATTATTACTAAATCTCTATCAGTAGGGTTCCAGTCTTTATATAATTCATCTGGCCATTGTTCTTTTTTAAATTTTCTGTCTGGGTTTGGTTTCATACCCCTTTTCTTCATTTCTTCTACTAAAAGTAAATACCTATCGTTTAGATACTTGCCTTTATCGTAAAAAAACTTCACATGACCTGTATTTAAGCAAAACTTAGTAGGTATACTCTTTTTATTCTTCTCCCAATTAGGCGAAGCAAGAGAGCGCTGTAAGGCACTTCCTACCATAAATATCTCTCGATATTCTGCTACTAAATGTTGGTCTGCTAACTCTCCAACAGGCACTAGATTTATTCGTGTCATTTGTTTTTATCTCTTAATTCTCTATATCTCCATGAGATTTCATGACTTAAATCACGATACCAATCTGCCATCATTATCCATGACATTATAAATATCCAAAACATTATTGAGAATAAATACTCAAGCATAGTAAATGGGAATAAGAATATATCTAAAAAGCTCATATGTCTCCTTCCTCTCTTACTTCGCTTCGAATAACTTCAAAGCCGTTAGGATATCTACTTTCTAGTTTGTTAATATTTTCTTCCATTACTTGTTGAGGCGTATAACCTAAGGCTCTGCAGCCTTGCACCCAATACCAAAGCACATCTCCTAGCTCTCGCATGAGATGAAATCTTTCGTGTTCATTAAATTCTTTTCCTTGAAATATAATCTTTTTGATTACTTCGGAAAATTCTCCTGATTCGGCTTGCATGCCAATAGATGCTGTTAATAGCTGTGAGAACTGTGCGTCATGTTTAACGTGCAAATCCATTAATCTATCGACTAATGTTTCTGTATGTAAACTTTCTTGTGATGTTGTTGATTGTACGAATTTTCCATATTCGTCAAATGTTGCTTGTTCGTCTGTTTTCACAGAGCCTCCTAGTGTGTTGTGTTGTTATACTTATGCCATTTGGCTAACCAAATGTCTTTTTGTTCCTCCGACCAATTTGGTGGGAAACATACTGTTAAATCGTCTCGTAATCTGAATTTAACTTTTTTCATTTTTATATTTTATCAAAATATAAGCGCTATGTCAAGAACTATTTTTACCTATGGTAAATACGGAAAATGATAGGTAGGTGTAAATAAGTGGTGGTGAGTAGGAATAGGGCATACTATAGGTAAAATTGTTAAAACTACTAATAATACTACTGTTGTTGTAAGCCCTATTCTTTCTTTCACTAATCTTTTTGACCTGCGGTTGCTGATTTATGTGTTCCAGCATATAGTCCAAACCAAGCTGCGCCTGCTCCAACTAATACTGATATTAACCCTGATTGCTCAAAGCTTGGGTCTACCAATTCCATAAACCAAAATGTTGCGAAATAAAGTAAGAACATATAGATACTCAAGAATAATCTAGGGAATATTCTCCAACTATCTACCATTTGAGCTAGAAAAATCCATTTCTGAAATGGGTTAACATTAGTTATATCTTCTAGTTCTCTTATTCTGTCTTTGAGTTCGGACTTCTCTTGTAATAAAGCCATAAACTTGTTGAGGTCTATCTCAACTTCGTTCCTGTCCATATCACCTGAGAATTGTCCCATTTGCTGTCCATTTGACATTCTGTAACTCTCCCAATCTAAGATGGTATTCTCTTGATACCAAATTAGCCTCTTCCTCACTCATGTTGTAGTACGCTATTAGAATTGATATTGCTTGTGAGGGGTTCATCTCTTGTTCTAATAGTAATGTTTGATATAATTGACTCGGTTCGCCGTCGTCCATTTTTCTCCTGTTGTCTTAGCCACTAGTATCCATATCGTCTAAATACTTATTACTAGAATCGCTTCTGTCTACGGGCGTGATTTCTGTACTATAAATTTTTACTAACCTATACTTAAAATCGCCTTCTTGTAAGGCACTCGGTAACCAATCTTTTACCGCCTTATCGGTAACATCTGCTTTAGCTGTTATTGTTATTGTAAAATCTTGCGTTTTCATATAATTGACCTGTCTACCATTTGCTTTTTAACAAACTTTTGTACTAGCCAATCTTCATATGTCTCTATGTATTTTGATTTTGATAATCTATTACCAGCGGCTAGAGGTGAAAGGTTTTCTTCTTCATTGTCTAACCACATTCTGCTACAGAATTGTTCAAAATCTTTTAACCACGTCATATGCTCTTCCCAACTTTGGAATTTTTTTATGTGTCTGTTCCAAAATTTTCCTTTATAGGCATTGTGTGATTTTTCTACTATTTCTTTAATTGTTTTTTCCATCTTTAATTTGTGTTGGTTTATTCTCTAACATTGTAAATGCTTCTGCTATGTACTCCTCCAAAGTCATTCCCCTTTGAGCGGCGTGCATACCACAATCATTTATAAAATCATTAGATACTTCTATATTTTTCCCTTTATATTTAAGAATCATTAAATAATTGGGCCTCTGCTTCCCTTCTTCTAACTAAGCCTGCAAGGACTTTTCCGCCAGCTTTATTCCATCTTAATATTTCTTTGCCTGCTGCGGTGTAGTTCCCTGAGTTTAATTCCTTGAGTAAGGTACTGTTTTTGAAATTAGTCGGCCCTAAGTTGTATACCCATACTACTAGAGCGTCAAATTGATTTTGTGTTAGCGGTACTGCTACCATATTTTCTATGTAGCTTTCGTATTCTTCAAGTTCCGTCAATAACATTTGCTCTGCTTCTTCTTGTGTTATAGTCATGCCTTCATAGACACCTTTAGTGTGCCCGTACCCTATAGTCCATACTCCTACACTATCTTGGTATGCAGTTAATTCGCAACCTTCAAAGTGTTTAAGTAGTTCTGTTCCTTTTTGTTCTAATTTCATAATTTTCCTTAAATGAAATGCCCCGAGTCGGCTGTAGTTCACCTTTCGAAATCGGATTAATACTACAGTCTTAGAATTTTTCGAGCTGCGGGGTCATTTCAAGTCTTTAGTTATCTACCAATAAAATATCGGGTATAAAAGTATCCATACGTTACAAGATACTAATATTCCAAAGACAACTATTTCTGCGTATTCATTGATACGCTCTTTTAAATTTCCGTGAATCGCCTGCAAATCCGCATAACGATTCAAGAATCGCAATGCTGTTTGCATGTCTTTCTCCTTAACCTATTTCTATCGCTTTAGGTTTTTCTGCTTCGGGTGTATTTACCTCTAGATTTACTACTAATAATCCGTCTTTGAAGCCAGCGTCCTTAACTTCAACCCAATCGCCAAGAGTAAAAACTCTTTTAAATGTTTTCCCGCTAAGTCCTTTATAGATGTAGCGTTCATCATTTGAGTCCAACTCCTGTTTTTCCTTACCTTCTATGGTAAGCTCATTTTTGTGTTGTTTTATTTCTATGTCCTGTTTCTTCCAGCCTGGTAATGCCAATTCAATTCGGTAAGCCTCTTCTCCTATAGCAACTAGATTATATCTTGGATAATTAGTAATGGGTAAATCTGTTACCCTACTCGCTAGCTGATTGTGCAAGCGATCAAATCCGACAAACAATTTGTCGAAATCGTTAAAATTTAATGCAGTTTGTAATCCTGTCATTTGTTTCTCCTGTTGACTCCTTTCGGCAGTCGTCTTGAGTTCCTTTCGGCAACTCGTTTATAAAAAATTATGTCTAACAAACCCGCTCACTGGTGGTAGTGAGACTCCTGACCTCGCCCTCGGAAAGCATCTTGTTTCCTACTCGTGCCAGACATAAGTGCGGCTTTAACAATGCAGGTTCCGCTACTGCGCATTCTGTTGCGTAGTGATATCTCTCCACTACATATATATTATATCAAAAAATGAGCATCTTGTCAAGAACTATTTTTCAGTCCTCGTCTAGTTCTATGTCTCCCTTTTCTTCAAGATAGTCTAGTGTATCTACTATTCCTTGTCTTTTACCTAGAGTCCATGTGATATGAACACTAGCTAAGAGAAAGATAAAATATAAAATTTCATACTGTGTTTCCATTGGCTTTCCTTATGTTTATGTTTTGCCACTTTCCCAATTTCTTTTTTCACTATACATATTATACAAAAATTTAAGTGCCAAGTCAAGATTTATCTTCAACTTACCTAAAAATAGTTCTTGACTTCAGAGTTAAATTTTAGTATAATATAAATATGAAGAAATCTATATCAAGCCGCTGGACGGACAAGGATATTTCCTTGTTAAAGAAGTTCTATGGAGAACTTGCGATAGACGAAATGAGCATCATGCTAGGAAAATCGCATAGTGCAATTAGGTCTAAAGTCCACTACTTAAGGAAGCGAGGTTATACATTTAACACAACTCGCAGATAGGAGAAAATCATGAATGGAAAAGTAATACCTTTTCCCAAACGTCCGACCCCAAAAGAAAGGTCAGATGTAATCGTAAACGACATCTCTCTAAAATTATTAGATTTGCTAGAGAGAAATGGAATTAATACTGCCAGCAAGGACTTTGTCTTTGATATGGCTTGGGTTGTCAAATTTTTAGAGGTAACAGTTGATAACTCACTAGGGGTAGCAAATCCCCTTTCTAAACACATCAGGCAATTTGTGCCTACGGACTTATATGAGAAAACGCAAAAATGACAAACCAATCCCTTTCGATCGCCTACTCAGGCAGTTCAAACGAAAAGTTCAAAAAGACGGCAAACTAGAAGATTGGCGTAAAAAACAGTATTATACCAAACCAGCACAACGCAGACAAGAGAAAATGAACGCTGCAAAACGCAGATCGGCGGCTCTCCACAAGAAAAATCAACTCCCACCTGAGCCTCGCTTACCGATATTGTCCGATAAAACCCTACCACCCGAAGAAGAATAAAAGTATTTTATGTCAGATGAGACTCGCACAGGATTGCGAGTAAATGACCTACTCAAAAATTTTTGTTGTAATTTTGTTAAAATTGTGGTATAATATATACATAAAAATTAGAACTAACCAAGCTAACTACAACACATCAAACTCAACTCCGAACTAAACAAAAGAGTAACACGTGAGAGACAGCTCCCCCTCAGGGGAGATGGCTCGAAACCTGTTATCTCTGTTTTCGTTGAGGGAGTGTTATGCGATTAAAGCAACTAAGTAGCTATTTAAATCAAACAGTTCTAATATAATTCCACACAACAACAACTTCAACTAAGTTGCTACATCTGCGTCTAATTTTTGCAACTATTTTGATTCATCAACTTGGGCAATCGCAAATTATTTTTAATCTATTATTGGCTGTATAAACTTGATACAGTAGGCATTTAATTTTTACAAATTGTTCCCTAGTCTCTTAGATTTGAATACTCGTTGTTAGCCCCGTTGCGGTTTGGGTAAAGAAAAGGGGCTATGAAAGCCCCGTTGCGGTTTTAGTTAGGTTTTATACTTCGTTTTTATACTATCTTAGCATCACCCATACATTAAGCATGACTAGTATTACTAGGCTAAGAAAATAAAAATGCACGAAATACTTTTCAAAGTTTTCCTTCACACCCATTCCTCATTAGCTCTAAAATCCCTTTCAGCTTGTTCTCTTATTCTTCTATTAAATTCCCTTTCTACTTCTGCGGCTTTTTCCGCTTCTTTGACTTCTTCAAGCACAATCCAATCCTTCAAATCTATTAAATATCGTTTTAGTACTCTAGCTTGTTCCATATGAAATGGGCTATCATAAAACGAATTATGATAGTCTATTACATGAAGTATTGTAGCTACTGCGTCTTGAAAAGGCTGTCTCACCTTTGTAGTAAATTCTCTTTTTACTCTGCTCATTACTTTCTCCCATTATTTTGTGTGCCTAGGCAGTTTTGCCTCTACAAACCATTCGTGTTCCCTTTTTACGGGGTTAAATTTCTTTAATCTTAGTTTTTTCTGCTCAGATACCATTCTTGATGTTTTCTCCGCAGAATAAGCGTATGTATAACTATTTCTAGTCTCGCTTTCAGGTATAAGATTTACCTTTAATTTTTTGCCTTTCTTTGCCATTTTAGTTCCTTACTTGGTGGAGCTGACAGGAATCGAACCTGCGACCTGCTGGATGCAAACCAGCCGCTCTCCCTACTGAGCTACAGCCCCTTGTGTTACTTCATTCTATTGTTCCATAGTCTTTCATGCCAATAATATAATACTAGCTTAGTTAATACTTCAACGCTTGCTATAGAGCCTGCAAAAATCAAATTGCCTGTTATAAAAAAACTTAATACGAAAGTATCAGTCGTTGCTAATATTCTCCAAGTCATTGTTTTGTAAAAACTTCTTTTTCTACTATTATATTTTCTACTCATGTCTACCATTTCTCCACTGGTTTTTTATACGGGTCCGCATAATCAATTGGTTGTGATATGCGGTAGGGGTCTTTACCCTTACCAACCCACTTAAAGTGCCTAGAGGCCATAAAAGGACTGACTTCATATGCATAATCACATACTGCCATATCATATCCTAGCACGCCTCCATCACAATGTTTATCTATCTCATTTTCGTTATTTGCGGACAAATAATGATAATTACCAAATCTATCCTGTACTTTAGCGAAAACATATTGAGGTATTTTCTTCTTAGTGCATAAACTTTTTTCCCTGAAGTATGTTGGAGTAATTGCTTTTTCTTGCGTTTTCTCCACCATTCTTTTCATAAAGTTAGCTTCAGGGTCTAAAGTCATGTTATTCTCCTACAAACATCAAGTAAATACTTGAGGTCTTGTTTAGGAGATTTCTCTAGGCCAGCTATCTTACTGTAATCTGCTTCTAAAAGCTCAGCGATATTTACTATGATTTCTCCTTTAGTCATAGGTATTTCGCCTGTTTTAGTTCTATAGATAGCTTTTTGATACACACCTTCTCTTGAAAGTTTGCCTATTATAGATTTTATACTCTTGTTCATTCCAAGAGCTAGTTCATCTACTGTATCTCTGTTTGGCTTTGCAGTATATTTATTAACCATATACGCTACTTGCTCTTCTGTATAATTTGCTGCCACTACATTACTCCTACTATTATTATGATAAAAGCTATAAATATTATTATAGCTATATCAGGTTGTCCATTCCACATTAATAATACAAATTAAGCCCAAGCTTAACTTGTCTCCCATCTTGCAATTCCACAGTAGCATTTCCACCACTGCTAGCAATTAAAGTAGTTTTACCACTAGCTGATGGACCTAATTCCTTGCTAGTATCAACTACAATATGTAAAAGCTTATCTTCTTCATATACATGAAGCGAGCTTTCTTTGCCCATTATTATTCCTTTTTCTTCCATTAATCCTCCTCTGGATTATCGTCTAAGTTAAAATCAGGGGTAAACTCAAAATCGTCTCCCCACTCGTTTTCGAACTGAAATTCTTTCTGTATCAGTTCTGGCACTTCTAATTGATACAATTCTGCTAATTCTAACAATAGCTTTTGCATCTCATTTATGTTGCCTTCTAGAGTTTTTTGCAAATGCTCAATATCTGCACTAAGCCAATCATTTTCTAATTGAATTTCATCAACCCGTGCCTGTTTCATTTTAAGCCTTTTCTCTTTCTCTATGCTTTTTGGGAATTGTATCACATTACTACTATCCTTCGCCATGATACTCCTCCGCAGGCATACTCCATTGAATATATACTGGCCCTAGCTCTAAATCTTGTTTTCTCGCTAGGCCTGCTAATGCTTGATATGCCTTTTCTTCAAATTCCTCTGCATCGGCTGCTTGTAATACAAATTCCTTGCTGAGTGAGAAATCAGCTATTGCTTCTCCTACCCATTTTCGTTTTCCTACTGCTTTTCCGTCTACTAAGGTTTCGCCCGTTCTGCTACTAATATTTATAAATTCTCTTGCCACTACCATAATCTCCATTTTTGTTTTTTATCTGTTTGCTTTTTCACTAAAGCGCTTATTTCTTTTTGCAACTTAGCTATTTCATCTTGTTTCTTGCCTATAGCAATACTATATCTATTAGCTTCTTGCTCGTCGTCCCACCACTTTCGCACTAAGTCCCATGCTACTTCTGGTTCCATGCCTTCATACCCTTCAGCAATATATTCCATTAAGTCGGTTATTTTTACTTTGCCGTTCTCTATTTCAATACTTAAGCCAAAATCTTCTGCAACATCTATAAGACTATCTCTTTCTAAGATTTTGCAAACATCGGCAGGTATAACTAGCGTTTGGTCTGTGTATTCTATGTTATCTGGCATTATGTATTCCTCCATTTCGTATTACTACTAATATAATTAGATTTAATACTATGTTTAGAATTAATACTCCAGCTATGAATGTCGTTATTTCCATACTAGCTTCACTCCTCTTTTTGTAAGTTCGGTTAAAATTTTCGCCTTCATTTTAGGCTTTGTATTGTGCTTATTTAAAGTAGCGATAAGTTCTTGTGTTGAAACCATTGCCATTGTTCTAAATTTTATTACTGATTTAGCTGATTGACCCCAGCCACCTCTTACTACTTGCTTATGTCTTTTTTCAAACATTGTTGCCATGTTCTTTTCTCCATTGTCTGTCTTGCAATTCTGAGTCAATTGCGTGTGTTAATGTCTTTGCAAATGTTTCATCATTTGCCACCTGTGATATGAATTTCATAAAAAATTCCTTATCTTTTGCCGAGTTCTTTAGTCTCACTACTAAATCTCGTAATTCTATATTTTCTTCCCACTTCATTTTTTCACTTCCTTACTTAGTTTTTCTACTAAGCTAGCTTCAAAATATTGGGTAGTTTCACTTTGTTTGGCTACTATCTCTGACGCTGCGGGGTCAAAAAAGTCAAGAGCAGGCTCTTGTTCTTCTGCCTGCTCTGCCTTTCTCACCCTGTGATACCACGCCATTCGTTTTCTCCATTGTTGCAAGTGCTTGTTCCTTCTTCTTGCCAACTATGTTCTCCTTACGCCTGGAGCATATACATACTCCTCTTTTTTGTCCAGTGTAGCGTCTATTACTTCCTTGCTGTCTACTACTGTGGCATTTGTGCCGTCCCAAAAGCCAACCATTTTTCTTCTTTTGATTTCTCTTCTGGCTGCTTTGCCCCAACTGTCTGTTCTTTCTTTAAGCACAGCTAGTTGTCTGTCTGTTGTTCCTAATAATAATAATGTCATTTTGCTACTCCTGTTCGTCTGTTCTGTTACTAAATTTTCTTTTGCGATTATACTTTGTCCTGTCGCGGAATATCCTCCCACGCTGAAACTTTGCAGCATATTTTGCTACTATGTTCCGATTTTTTCTCTTCGCATTTTTTGTTGATTTTTTCATTGTTTATATTATATCACGCCACAACAAAATTGTCAAGAAGTATTTTATGCTGTGCATAAAAAAACCCTGCCGAATGGTCAGGGTAAATAAATTAGAATTTAATTTTTCTTTTCGAGTCCTCATTTTATAGCGCAGAGGGATTACACGGGCTCAGAAAGGATTTCCACTTACGATGCTCGCCAGCTTCGATTACATATTAGATTTCTACTTAGCCAGTTTTACACGCATCTTCCATTTGTATAGCTGTAAGGGACTGTTTGCTTTACCAAGTAGCTCGTTCTGTTTCATTCGGTAAACATTAGGGACACTAAGCCTCTCCCTACGGATATGCTACGAGATTTTCAGGTTGAATCTACGCGTCTATCACCCCCTGTTCATCTGTTTTACAAGTGAGTGTGCAGGGCTACACTTGGTTTCGTCATTCTTTTCTGCTCACGTTATGCAGTCGTGGATTGCATTTCCACACTTCCTACGCTCCGTTTTTATACTGCTCCTAAGGCCCGAACAGTTGGGTGGGTTGCTACCATATAAATTGGTTTGTTCTCCTCTTTCAGTGTTGCTCGCGTGTTCTTATGTTACGTGTTTCGCACTTTACTTCCCTTTTTGACGCTCACTCTAAAGACTTATAATCTTGCGACTCGCTTTAGATACAGATGTTACTATTTTTCACATTCATGCTCGTCTTTTTGACACTATGCTCGCATTTACTTGAGGGGCGTTCCGACTATTCGTCTACTGGTGGCCTAGCACACTGAGTGTCTTTTCATTGTGGCTTAGAGAACTTCTTTCATGTGTCAAGAAGTCTGATGTGCTCATGGTTCTAATCAGCAGCCCTATTCTTCGCTTTTCTACTTGATACTAAGCGGGGCCTTCGAGGCTCCATCACTAACTTTGCCTTCGAGACGGAAGTGCAGTAGGCTTCGAGTGTATTTATTGGCTATTGCTCAATCATAAACCTAAAAAGGTATTTTTTACTCTTAGCGCCTCTAGGATTTTGCATATTTGCAGAGTCCGCCTGACTTCCTTCTTTTTTTCAATTTCTATTCTTATATTATATATCGCTATTAATGAAAAGTCAAGAAATTTTTCAAGCAACACTTAAAATAATTTTTTTAAATCTTGCTTAAAAAAGTTCTTCGCTAGCTAGTGCTGATATATTCTATACTAGCGGAGAGCCTTTTCTTAGGTTAGCTTAGGTGGTTTATTAAGTTCTGTAAATCCACTTTGCTTGCTTTTACTAATGTTGGAAATTCTGAGTCGAATTTTGCATTAATCTGAGCAACTAGTTCTGCTTTGCGAACAACTGGCTCACCTGATTTAGTTACTCTAGGTTGTGCCACATATACGCCTTCTCTACTTAGTTTTGCGATTATGCTTCTGACTGTTTTTCCGAACTTAGATGCTAGTTCCTCAACTGTTTCTCTTGTTGGGTTAGCTTGATATGCGGCTGTCATTTCTGCAACCATATCTTCTGTGTAATTTTTCTTGGCTTCTGCCATGTTTATTTCTCCTATTAAGTTCGCAATCTTTTGCGTTTTTATTTAATTTCTATTTTTATATTATGACACGCTTTCAATGGAATGTCAAGGATTAGCTTACGCTATGTCTTTATATTTTTCAACGTGCTCGTAATACTGTTCTAGTTTATCGAGCCTTTGCTCCTGCCTAGCTTCCCACGCTAATAGTGCTAAAGCTACTATTAGGAAAGCTGCCATTGAGTAAGCTACATTCCATCTATGGAAGTGGTCGCTTAGTTGTGATTTCTGATAATTTGTCATTCTTATATTATATATGGCGTGCAATAGAAAGTCAATACTTTTCTTACGCTTAGCATAAGAAAAGAACGCAAGCGAACTCTCGGGGGCGGGACGCGAAATGTCGAACTTCGTTCGAAAATCTCGCAAAAAGAGGAAAAACCGTCGCGGGTGTGCCCAAATCTTGCCCAATCTTCGCATAACCCCGCATAAGCTATTTCTTGACCCCGCTATGGTAAATGTGATATAATATCCAGGGTGGGGAGGGGGATAACTTTGATAAACCTTTGGCAAGCACGCGAATTCGCGGTTAGTTTTAGAACTTCACTTTTGCACTGCGGCGTGGCCTTCGGCGCAGGTAACACTCGTTTTTATACTTAGCTTTCGCACTGGCGCAGAGCGTGCGTGCATAGCATACCC